TGGCACGCCTCCGCCGTCATGGCCGAGATCCGCCAGCGTCAGGTCGCCCAGGCGCATTCCCGCATCGAGAGCGCCATGATCGAGGGGATCGGCCAGCACACCATGAGCGTCGATGCCGACGCCTACTACTACTGGCAGTGGAAAGAGCGCGGCTGCTGGCAGGACAAGGGATTCCGAGCCGACTTCCTCAAGAAGAACCCCCACTGCGCCGCACCGAAAGCCGAGCGCAAGATCCGCATTACACGCTGAGTCGAGAGACGAGAGTCGAGAGTCGAGAGCACCCCATCAGCCCCCCCCAACTCCCAGCTTCTAGCTCCCAGCTGCCACTTCTCCCTCCATCCCTTTCATCCCCTTCATCCCCGTGAGTCTTCCCCGCGCCCAAATCTCCTCTCTTCTCTCCGAGATCTCCCAGGCTGAGGCCGATGCCTCCTACTACTACGGGCGGAAGGTAGAGAACTTCAACACCCGCTTCTGCTTATGGGCGGGCCAGAGCGAGGATGGCCGCAAGCATCAGTCGGCCCTTGGCCGCAAGCCCTTCCCATGGGACGGAGCCTCCGACAGCCGGATCCGACTGGCCGACACCATCACGAATGAGAATGTCCGGCTGCTGAAGCGGGCCTTCTTCGCCGCCCGGATGCAGGTCCAGCCGGTCGAGTCGAGCGACTCCATCATCAAGCAGGCCGTCCAGACCGCTCTGAACTGGATGATGAAGGTCCACTGCCTCGACGACCTCCGCCGCGAGGTGGAGCTGGCGCTTCAGATCAGGGAGACCTTCGGACTCTCCTTCATGGGGATCTTCTGGAGGACCACCACCCGGATCGAGAAGAAGGCGATCACCCTGGAGGAGATCCAGAATGTCGCGCTCCAAGGTGATGGAGCCGCCGCCGCCCTGGTCGAGGCGATCCTCGATCCCCTTCAGGAGGAGAGCGCCCGCGCCATGCTGGGCCTGCTGGCCGAGGAGGCCGGGAAGCTCTCGGCCGTCCGCGCCCTGCGCGAGAAGGGGATCTTCGAGTATGAGTCACCCTACATCTTTGAGAGCAAGCCCGAGTGGGTGGCGCTGGAGCCGCTGGAGGACATCCTCTTCCCCGCCTCCTGCTGGTCGATCCAGAGGGCACCATGGGTCGCCCGCCGCGAGCTGATCACCGAGGAGGAGCTGCGCGAGAGGGAGCTGACCGAGGGCTACGACGCCGAGTGGGTCGAGCGCGCTGTGAAGCAGAAGGGCATGACCCAGCGGGTCAACCGGAACATCCTCCGCAACAACGAGCACCTCACCGACAACGACCGCGACCTGATCGAAGTCTTCCACCTCTACCGCAAGGTCCACGACAAGGGAGCCACCCGTGTCGAATGCACCGTCCTGAATACGGCCGTGACCGACCTCGTCGCCAAGCACGACATCTCCCCCTACCAGCACGGCCAGTTTCCCTTCATCGAGCTACCCCGCGAGCGGACCAGCCGGAATCTCCTGGAGTCACGCGGCATCCCCGAGCTGGTCGCCACCCAGCAGATGGAGATCAAGACGCAAAGGGATTACCGGAGCGACCGCGCCTCCATCGCCATCTTGCCTCCCGTCCGCGTCCCGGCAAATCGTGGGAAGATCGAGCTGGTCTTCGGCCCCGGCACCCAGATCCCCGAGCGCAGGCCCGGAGAGTTCGGATGGATGGAGCCCCCGCCGTTTGACAAGGGGACCATCGAAGTCGAGCAGTCCACCCGAGGCGACGTGGATGAGTATTTCGGCCGTGCGACGGCCGCCATCGCCCCGGCCCGCACCATGCTCGCCCAGCAGGACTTGGTCGATAGTTTCCTGACCGACATGAAGCTGGCCGTCGCCCAGACACTCCAGCTCATGCAGCAGTATCTCACCGACGCCCAGGTCCAGCGGATCGTCGGGATGCTGCCCGGCAAGTTCCAGCTCACCCGCGAGGAGATCCAGGGACAGTTTGATCTTCAGAGTGACTTCGACGTGAGAGACTTAGATAACGAATTCCTCGGCAAGAAGCTCGACTACATCGCCAAGGTGGCCATCCCGCTCGATGTCGCGGGAGTCATCGACCGTGCAGGGCTGGTCAAGTTCATCATGGGAGCCGTGGATCCCGTCCTGGGAGAGAACCTCGTCCGGGATGCCGGAGTGGCCGCTGCGGCCGAGGCCGAGGATGAGCAGGTGCAGTTCACCAAGATCGCCGCCGGTGCCGAGCCCCCGCTCAAGGAGGGTGGCAATCCCCAAGTCCGCCTCCAAGTCCTCCAGCAAACCATCCAGTCCAACCCCGCCGTCACCCAGCGCTACCAGCAGGACGAGATCTTCCGGAAGATGATCGACGCACGGGTCCAGTCCTTCGAGTTCCAGATGCAACAACAACAGAACGCCCAGATCGGACGGGTAGGCGCGGTACCGGCGCTTCAGAATCTAGGGAACTAGCCACAAAATGCACAAGAAGCACATGAATCATACCATCAGCCTTCAGCCTTCAGCCTTCAGCCTTTCTCCCTATGTCCGCTAATCTAATCGTCGGCAAAGATCCTGATGGCAACAAAGTCCCAGTGGCCGTCGATGCAACCGGCCAACTGAAAATTGTTGGTGGCGGAGGCGGAGGTGGTGGATCCACCGACATGACCGTGGCCAATGCTCAACTGATCGCCATCAATGCCAATACCGACGGATTGGAAGGCAAGGCCGATACGGGCAACGCCCTCCTGACCACACAGGCTGCCGACACGGCGCTGATCAAGGACGAGGTCATTGCCATCGACGCCAAGCTCCCCTCCTTGTCCAGCGGCAGGATTCCTGTTGAGTCAAACAACGCCGCATCGCAGGTCCTCAACTACACCGCAACGGGTGCGGTTGCTAACGGAACAATTCTAGTCCCATCGACAGAGTGTTCTTTGCTACGCGAAGTGAGCGTCCACCTTGTTGCGTCTGGAGCTGGGTTTTTTTTCAGGCTTGAGATTTCAAACGACAACGCAAATTGGATTTCTTGCCCAGCAACAACATCGTCGGGAACAGTAAGCATAGCTCAATTTGGAACCGCTGGAGTAATCTATAACTACAACCTATTGGGAGCTAGATTCTTCCGTATTACTCAAGCCGCCACACAAACCGCAGGCACGACAACCCTCGTCGCCTACGCCTCGCAACAGGCGACTCCGAAGCTGTATCAGAGTGTGGCGGTCACGGGGACAGTTTCCGCCCAACCGTCAATTTCTAACAATATCGGATTTACTACGTACCACACGCTAGTTTCTGCCGCATCCACGAATGCAACGAGTGTAAAGACCAGCAGCGCAAACATTGGAACTCTGATTTTAACAAATACGTCGGCAACTTGGGCTTACTTTAAGCTAATCAATAAATCATCGTCACCAACAGTCGGAACGGACACGGCAATTATCAATATCGGAGTAGCTCCTAATACTACGCTGGATTGCTCAACCGCATTTGCTGGCCTCCGAATGTCAACAGGTCTTGCATACTACGTCTCGGCGGGAACCTCGCTCACCGACAACACGGCACTCCCTGCCGCTGGCACGTTCCTTGTCAACATGACCTATGTTTAAGCTAATTCTCAAAACTACCGGCAACGAACTCTTCGACCGCATCGCTGGTCTCGTCGGATCTGAAGCTGGCGAGGTGACGGGATCTCCCTTCACGGGCGGCAAGCAGTTCTACTGCGCCACGTTCAGCGGATACGGCGAGGTGACATGGATTCCTGCCGAGTGCTGCACCGTCACGGAGATTTCTGAACCTAACAGCCTTCAGCCTTCAGCCTAAACCCCTATGCAGACCCTCCGCGATTTCCGGCTCTTCCTCCGCTGCTACCCCATCGCCCGCGGTCGCGTCTGGGCGGAGCGCCCGCAGAAGTACCCCGGCACCGTCCTGCACATGATCGCCTACAACGAGACCAGGACGGAATTGATCCGACGCGGCATCAGGGAAGACAACCAAATCACCGGAGCCGTGGTGATGATCGCCGTAGGACTTGCTTACATCCTGAACCGATAAGCCAAGACGAGGGTCGAACGTCGAGAGTCGAGGGCCAGCAAGCTGCAAGTTTTCATCATTCATCATTCATCCTTCATCATTTTCTGCCCTCCTTCAGCCTTTCCCTATGAGAACTACAAGCTACGAGAAGATCCTCACCGGTGTCGCCGCCCGCATGGGCCTCGATCCCTCGGCCACCCTCCAGACCTCCACCCGCGCCGCCCTCACGGAGTACCTGAACTCCCGCATCTCGATCGCCTGGGAATGGGATCGCTGGCCGGAGCTCTGCCGGATCGAGCAGCGCACCGCCGAGCTGGATGGTGACTCGCTCTATCTCTCCTACGAGCAGGCGGGACAGGAGCCCTTCGGTGAGATCTTCGGGATCTACCTGGAGGACCCTGACAAGACACTCACCCCCAAGGAGGTGGGATATTCCCTGCGCGACGAGAGGATTCTGCTTGACCCTGATCTCGCGGTGACGGACGTATGGGTGCACTATCGCCTCCGTCCCTATCAGTACGGCGCGGTGTCATGGAGCGCGGCAACTTCCTATGCCGCCGGGGACATCGTGCGGTTCACGGACGGCCACTGCTACGAGGCCCTGATCGCCCATTCCGCTGTCACCCCTCCCACGGGAACACACTGGAAACAGATCCCGGTCCCCCAGATCCTCGCCGAGTACCTCAAGCTCTCGGTCGCCAGCGACGCCCTCCGTGAGGATGGACAACTCGACAAGGCTAACAATGAGGAATACCGCGCCGAGGGCCACTTGATCCGAGAGAGCGACAAGATCGGCCTCCAGATCGGCGTGATGGGAGGAAGGTGGACGGCAAGAGTGGGATGAAAGCAAAAAGCTAAAAGCTAAAAGCTAAAAGCGAAAACCTGAGTCTCCCCATTTCCCATTTCCACTTTCCCATTTCCACTTTTCCCCCCCCCTTCATCCCTGTGAATCAATCCTTCAGCCTTCAGCCTTCAGCCTAAACCCCTACCACTATGTCCGCCAGAGACCAATTCCCAGCAGCAGTCGGCCAAGTCATCACCGACACCAACACCGTCAACGGAACCTTCCGCGAGATCCGGGTCGTCACCCCGGCACAGTTCCACACGCTGACAGGAAGTGTCGCCGGGGCCGCCAATACCACCATCGGCAGCGCCCCGACCTATCCCGCCAACCATGTCCTGAGCGGTCTCTTCAGCGAGATCCGACTCCACGGCGGAACGGTCGTCGCCTACCAGAACTAACGCGATGTCGGCCTCGGCCTCCTCACCCCTTCCTCACCCGGCGGTGCTGGCCCTCTCGGCCGTGGCCGCCTGCTCGGGAGGTGCCGCCCTCTTCACCTTCTTCAGCCTCTACTCAGCCCTCCCCCTCCGGATGGAGCGGGTCGAGAAGCTCAACGAATCCCAGGATGCTCGACTCTCGGAACTCCAGAGCGAAGCCGCCCAGCGACGCGAGGTACTGGCCGCCGCCATGGCGACACTGACCCAGATCGACCAGCGCACCCGCCGAATCGAGGACAGGATCCTCAGTAAATGAAGAATGAAGAATGAAGAATGAAGAATGAGAAATGACTGAAGGTTCAGCCTTCAACCTTTCCCTATCCCTTTCATCCCGTTCATCCCTGTGAATCTCTAATCAAACCCTTTGCTACGGGCGGGGAGTCCGAACCCCCTGCGTCGGATGTCGATCCGTCCGTGGCACCACTCAGGGAAATGAAGAATGAAGAATGAAGAATGATAAATGACTGAGGTTCTTCAGGTTCCACTTTTCACTTTCTAACCTTTCACTTTCTAACCCTCCCCTATCCACATGCCCTGGGACATTCCACAGATGGTGACAACTCTCGGCGGGATCGTGAACAAGTTTGTTCCCGACCGGGATCAAGCTGCCAAGATCCAGGCGGAACTCAGCGTCAAGCTGATGGATATGGAGGCTCAGATGAGCAAGGCGCAAACCGATGTCAACGCCATCGAGGCATCAAGCAGTAACCTCTTTGCCTCATCCTGGAGGCCCGCCGTGGGATGGGTCTGTGCTTCGGCGTTCGCGTGGCAGTTCGTGGGCCAGCCCCTCTTCAGTTTCTTCTACACGCTCTACACCAAGCAGCCCGCACCCGTCGTCGCCCTCGATCACGATGCGCTCAACACCGTCCTCTTCGGCCTCCTCGGGCTAACCGGCGCTCGCTCCTGGGAGAAGATCCGAGGAGTCACCAAGTGATCCCATTCTGCTTCTGACCTAACAGTCTTCAGCCTTCAGCCTTCAGCCTTTCGCCTTTCGCCTTTCCCCCATGATTGACCCCCGCTCCGCCAAGGTCATCGCCACCCTTCTCCTGAAGGTGCAGCCGACCTTTGCCAATCTCTTGATCGAGCTCAAGAAGCACTACCAGGAGAAGGGACTGGAGGTGAAGTATATCAGCGGCACCCGCACCTACGCCGAGCAGGATGCCATCTATGCGGAAGGACGCACCAAGCCGGGGCCTATCCGGACCAAGGCACGCGGAGGCGAGAGCAATCATAACTTCGGCATTGCGGTCGATGTCGGGCTCTTCCTGCCCGATGGCCGCTACCTGGGCGACACCCCCTTCTACCGCGACATCGGCAAGATCGTCGCCACCTTCCCCACCCTCGAATGGGGAGGGGACTGGAAGTTCATCGACGAGCCACACATCCAGTGGCGCACCGGCCTCACCATGGCCCAAATGCGCGAGCGGGTCGCCGCCGGAAAGTCCATCGTCTGAGCCATGCCCAAGATCGAACAGCGTGACATCCGGTTCAAGGCCGTCGGAGGAGCCCAAATCGCCGACAACCTCGACCTGTCCAGCAAGTCCCTGACGCTGCCATCAACGATCACCGCCAATGTCGTGGGCAACGTGACGGGAAATCTTACTGGAACTGCGTCGGCAATCGCAGACGGGACTGTATCTACCTCTGCCAAACTTGCGACTCGCGTTGTTACGATGGATAAACTCCAGGTCGGCTTTAAGAGCGATGCGGGCGTTCAGGCGTCTCATAGTGGATTCTTTGAAACCCCTGCTCCGGTTAACTATTATACCGGGGCTGGTTCTTGGCAGCATCTTATTGAGTCGCGCCACAGCAATGATGGAAATAACTATGCCTTGCAGATTGCTGGGTCATTCTTTGATCAATCCCTATGGTTTAGAAAAACAAACAACTCGCCAACAACAGCGTGGTCTAAGTTCGTGGCAGAGGACGCAAACGGTAACGTAGGCATCGGGACGAGCTCGCCTTCCTTCCGGCTCCAGCTTGCTACTGATTCAGCGGCCAAGCCTTCCACGAATACATGGACAATCGCCTCGGACGCGAGGATCAAGGAGAATGTCCGGCCCTACACCAAGGGACTGGATGCGATCGCGGCCATCAATCCCGTCATCTATGATTACAACGGGACGGCGGGATTCGAGAAGATCAAGGATAACATCGGTGTCATCGCCCAGCAGATTCAAGAGGTCGTGCCGGAGGGTGTCTCTTCCTTTATGGCCAAGCTCAATGAATCCGATGAGCAGGAGACGGAACTCTACAACTTCAACTCCCACTCACTGACCTACATCCTCATCAATGCGGTCAAGGAACTCAAAGCCATCGTGGAAAGCCAAGCCGCGGAGATCTCCTCCCTGAGTCAGCGCCTGCCCTAATAGCCTCCCCAACTCCCAGCTTCTAGCTCCCAGCTACCACTTCCCCTGATGCCCCTCGACAACCCCACCCAACGCGAAGGCGATTCCGGTTTCATTGGCATGGCCTCCCGCCTCAATCCTCTCCAGCTCAAGGAGGGGATGGTCCAGCTCGCGGTCAACATGCGCCTCGACCGGGGCGTGGCCCAGACCCGCAAGGGAGCCAAGCGTCTGGCCGATGCCATCGCGGCCGGTGAGACGGAGCTGGTCCTCGACTTCACGCTAGGCTCCGACATCAGTGTGACCTCGATTACCCGATCTGGATCCACCGCCACCGTCACGACCTCGGCTCCGCATGGCGAGACAGTCGGCCAGATCGCCAACATCCGAGGGGCCACTCAGGCGGAATACAATGGCGACTTCGCCGTGGGGACCGTTCCCACCTCGACCACCTTCACGATCACGGTCTCGGGGACTCCGGCCACCCCAGCCACGGGAACTATCATCCTCAATGGCGGACCAGTCGTTCGCTCGACTTACTCGGGAGGTGTCTTTGCCGCCGGGCTCTACTCCTCGCCACGACTGGATGATTCCAATGAATACATCGTGCTCGCCGGGCCTGACGCCGCCTATCTCTGGAGGGAGGGTGCCGGCCTTGTCACCAAGAGCTATCCCACCTCACCTGTCACGGAGCAGATCCTGCCAGGTGATGATGTCTCGCTGATCCAGGCCTTCGACAGACTCTATCTCCTGCGCTGGCGCGATGAGGTGGAATACCGCCTCTCCTCCATCACGCAGACGACAGGCACCGCCACCGCCACCACGCCGACGCCCCATGGATACACGGCCGGTCAGGTGGTCCGGATCTATGGCAGTGATCAGGCGGGCTATAATGCCGACTTCCTAGTTGCCAGCGTCCCGACGACGACAACCTTCACCTTCGCCGTGCCGACCGGCACCGTCACCCCCTCGACCGGCGTGGCCTTCGCCCGGCGAGTCTGCGCTCCCCTGGTCTGGGATGGAGGCGCGGGGAACTTCGTCAGGGTCGGCCTCGGCACCCACCCGGCAGGACCCACCTTTAGCCGGATGCCATCGGGCTCCATCGTCACCTACACGAACAATACCCTGCTCATGGCCCGCAACCGCGACGAGGTGATCATCAGCGATGTCCTCGACGCCGAGACCTATGATCCCCTGCTGAAGTCCTTCCGGGCGAATGCGGGGAGCAACGATCAGATCGTGGCCCTCCACCCCTACGCCGAGGGTCAGGTCCTCGTCTTCTGCCGGAAGTCGATCTGGCTGGCCACCGCCGTCATGGGTGCCGACGGGATCTCGATCGACCCGGCAAACTCCTCACTCCAGCTCCTCACTAACGAAGTCGGATGCTGCGCCCGCCGCTCGATTGCGACGGCCGGGGTCTATGTCTATTTCCTCTCCGACAGCGGGATCTACCGGCTCGACAATCAGTTCGACCTGAAGCTACGCGGCAATACCAAGCCGCTCTCCGATCCGATCGCCGATCTGCTCAGTGACATCAATGTCCAGGCGGTCGGCCTTTCCAATGGGATTTTCTTCAATAACCGCTACTACCTGGCCGTCCCGACGAGACTGGCCAATGGGACGCCATCGGACAATCCCAATGCCCTCTTCATCTACAACATGCTCAATGAGGCATGGGAATCCAGGGATGGCTATGCCTTCAACCTCGATCAGCTTGTGGTCTCCGACTACGGCACCGAGCGCCGACTCTATGCTGGCTCACGCAATGGCAAGCTCTACCTGCTCGACCAGTATGACAGCGGGCTCGATGACCAGCCGACCGGCACCGGCACCTACACCGTGACAGGCCAGCTTGTCACCCGCCGCTATGGGTTCGGATCACTGACCAGCAAGCGGATGACGCGGACCGTCTCCTCGGTGGTGCTCCCGTCCGGAGCCAGCGCCGCCATGGATGCCATCACGACCGATCCCGATGGAGATTTCGAGATCCTGAGCTTGACAAATAACGGGATCTCACTGGAAGATTATACAGTCAAGGGGCCGATCCGCAGGAATGCAAACATGCTGGATCTGAGATGGAGGACGACATCAGGCAGGCCGATCCTGCGGGCACTCACGGCAGAAGCCACCGTGGACGGACTGCCGAAAACCGGCACGCGGACGGAAGAGTGATGCAGGAGGCTATTAGACTGTTGGACTATTAGACTATTAGCAAAACAGCCAGCCAATCCCCTTTATCCCACCTCCCACTGGATCCAGTTACCACCCAACAGCCTAACAGCCCAACAGCCTAAACCCCTATCTACATGGCTCTCGTCACCAAAGGCCGCACCTTCGTCTCCGGAGAAGTCGTCACCCCGACCAAGCTCAATACATTGGTCGATAGCGCGACCGTGACTCAAATCGTCGATGCCGATGTCTCGGCCACGGCTGGGATCGTGGACACGAAGCTGGCCACCATTTCCACTGCTGGAAAGGTTGCCAACTCCGCCACCACGGCCACCAGTGCCAACACGGCAAGCGCCATCGTCGCCCGTGATGCCTCGGGAAATTTCTCGGCGGGAACCATCACGGCCTCGCTGAGTGGGAATGCCACGACCGCCACATCTGCCAATGCCATTGCCGACGGCGTGGTCTCAACCACGGCCAAGATCGCCAATGGAATCGTTACCGCTGCGAAGCTCGGAGCAACCGAGCAAAAGCAGATTTCAAAGGCGTGGGTTAGGTTCAGTTCAACAGGAGTAGTTTTATCATCATTCAATGTTTCATCTGTGGTCCGAAATTCCGTTGGAAACTACACGGTAAATTTCTCTGCGGCTCTTCCGGATGCAAACTACGCCGTGAGTGTAACGACAGCTAATTCGATCGTGATGGGTGCGGCTATTACATCGACGACAAGTTCCGTAAGAGTCACAGCCGCCCGCGTCGATACCTATTCCGGATTTGACTCGGAATGCTTTGTCATTGTCTTCGGAAACTAATGCTCGCATGGGAGATCGCTCGCCAATGGCAGTCCGAGAACTGCATGACGCCCTTCGAGGAAATCCTCGGGGCTCATCTCTCGTGCGGCCTGGTTCATTCCACTCCGGAAGTCTTCCTCCTCGCACAGGAAGTGATATGGGATCCGGTAGCCAAGGAAATCCTTCAGCCTTCAGCCTTCGGCCTTCAGCCTTCTCTCAACGCTTGGTTCGTCGAATTGGCAGCGGGCACTTGTCACAATCCGGTCAAAGAATTTCTCAGAGTAGCGCCTCGCTCTCACCAGTTCGTCCTCTGGTGCAGGCAGTCCAAGGGTCGCAAGCACGACATCCATTCCTACAGATGGAGTCACCTCGCCCGCAAAGTCGGCCTGCATTCTTCTTAGCCTTCAGCCTTCAGCCTTCAGCCTAAACCCCTACCATTATGGGCGGATCCTCCAAACAATCAGTTCCCGACAAGCCTCAGCCGATCGACTATAAGGCACTCATGGCCTCGGCCAACGAGCAGGCCCGCGCGGCGGTCGACCAGCAGTTCAAGTCGCAGATCAAATACTACCCCCAGATGGAGAAGCTCCAGCTCGGGACGGTCGCAAAGATCGGCGGGAATCTGGACAATGCCTACACCCGGCAGGCCAAGGGAGTCATCGACACCACCCTCCAGCAGGGAGCCACCGCCCTGGCCGATACCGGGAACCGGATCAATGCACTCGGCGATCTCTCGGGAGCCGTCGCTCTCGATGCTCAAGGCCGTGCGCTCGCCGGACCCACCTCCATCGAGCAGAATCTCTACGACGCCGCCGCCAGTGACTTGGCTCTCGGCCGCTCGCTGAATGCCGAGGAAGCCCGCAATGCTTCCCAAGCTGCCCGTGGGGCCTTCGCCGCCCGTGGTCTGGGAGTCGGCTCCGGTGCCGCCGCCGCTGAGATCCTGAATCGTGCGGCCGCCTCCGATGCCCGCTACCAGCAGCGCCTCGCCAATGCCCAGGCCGCCAACCAGACCCGAGAGCAGGGCATCCAGGGCCGCCAGTCCGCAGCCCTCGGAATGCTCGGCAATACCGCCAACATCTACGGCCAAGGAGGCGGGGCCTATCAGAATGCAGCCCAGCTCGGCTTCGGCGGGGCCAATGCCCTGGTCAACCTCGATCCCTACCAGCGAGCGCTCGGCACCGGTGTCCAGCTCGGCAGTGGCATCCTCGGCCAGACCGGTCAGATGATCGGCAACACCTACAACCAAGCCCTCGGCATGGCCGGGAACGTCTCCAGCTTCAATACCAACATGCAGGCGTCGATGTATAACTCCGCCATGAACAACAACGCGGCCACCTCTGCCGC